AAGATTCATCAAAAAGATTATTTTTTGACATTACATTTGTACTATCAAAAATAGTAAATGGATTAGAAACTCTTAATCTTCCAAATGCATCATAAGCATTTGATCCATTTCCACCACCAATAACTGTAGGTTCTACATTTACATTATTACAAGACATTAATATCTCGCGTTAAACCAAGAAACACGTTCTATTTCTTGTTTTAAATCTTCTTGAAAAGAAAAATTTAATTGGTTCTTTAATGTTTCTAAAGATGCGTTTAGTTGTCTTTGGTTGGCAGCATCGTATTTATCTTTAGGTTCAGGTATTTGTACCGTAATCTTAGCCATGTAATGCTTTACCTCTTTCTTTTGAAGAGAAACCTGGAGAAGAAGTTACTTGTCCTCTGTTTCTATCCGGTATACTTCTATCTTGACCACCGCTTATAACTCTTTGTGCCATTGCTCTTTCTTGATCAGCAACTGCTGTTTGCGTTTGACGTTCTAAAGTCTGTGCAGCTTTTTGTTCTCGTTTAGCAGCTAAGTAATCTGCCATTGTTTTAGATCTTCCAAATAAACTAGATTGAACTTGAGTATTTAAATTTTGTAATGCTCCTATAGGATTGATTTCTGGACCACCCATTAAACCAGATGCTAGACTAGCTAATCCTACAAATTGGTTTCCAGGAATTACAAAGTCTAAGGCTTTTCCTAAAACTTTTGATTTTAAACCTTCACTACCTATTTTTTGTAACGCATAATTTCTTACTCTGTCTTTTGCTACATTAGTTGCTATTTCTTTTAAAGTTGGTATCATTACAGGACCTTCTTGAGGTGCCAAATTTAAATCTTGATTTACCATCGGTTGGTCTACAACAGAAAAAGATGGTACATAACCTTCAAACCCTGGTTGAGCTTGTATTGCAGCTATTCCTGTAGGGTCTTGTGCCATAGCAACATTGTTAGCATAATCTCTTAAAAATATTTCATCCATTATCTTCTTCCATCTGGTTGTGTATCAAACCTAAATAAACCTAATCTCCAATTTTCATTTACTGCATCGTTTTGCACTTTAAAAGATGCTAGTCTTGCTCTAGCACGTGTATCTACTTTATCAGTTGATGAATTAATTGTAAATGGTCCAAGAGGTGATGAAGTTGCGGTATTGGATGGGTAGTCTCTAAGATTTAAAGTAACTTTTGCATTACCAGTTAAAACTTTAAAATCAGGTACAAATCTTCTTATCTTCATTAAATATTCACCATCTCCATCAACATCTAAATCAAAATCTCCAGACTCTATGTAGGCTTGTATTGCTGTATTAACACCTGCAAATGTAGTTTCATTTACACCTGTTTCATGTTCATAATATGTTGTAGCACCTTGTGATGTAGATATGCCATTTACCACAGGATAAGTTGGTGCAACATTTTCTGTAAATTTAGTTAAATAAGGTTTATCATATATAGATGCATCAGCTCCTGAAGTTCTAGCTAAAGAACCTGTTACCCAAGTTCCTTCTGCATAATTATAAGTTACTACTCTATCTACTGCAGTAGATCCAGATTTAACATAGAACCAAGATATTTCTGAAAATAAACTGTTATGTACAGCACACACTTGTTCTCCTGCATCATTGTTAATTCCTAAATTATCTCCTGTTGTTTGAAATACAAAGTCCTCAACTAAACATGGTAGCTTTTTAACAGTACCATCATAAACAAAAAAACCACCTTCATCAGACATCCAGTATACAGCTCCATCTACGAATGCTGTTGCGTGTTGTCCAATTAATCCACAGTTAGCACCTACTTGCCTTACTGAAAATGTAAATGGTGGTCCTACAAACTGCGTTACATAAGCAGCAGTATTGGTATGAATCATAATATAATCTTTACCTTTTGTTGCTCCAATAATCTGTGTTCCGTTATCAATTCTAAAAGTACCTGCAGTATTTACTGAAGTTGGTTGATAATCAGATATATTTTCTTGATCTGAAAATCTAATAAACATTTTATCTTGAGTAGATGTATCACCAATTGTTGTTTCAGTTCCTAAATGAAACAAATGTCTATCTTGGTCTGATACAATTGTCATAACTGATTTAGTAGGATTATTAGCTACTGAGGTTGCTCTAGTTGTTAAAGCCCCCGTTCCACTAGCTTGAATAGGCAACCATTGAAATGTTCTACCATTATGTACTGTTGCGATTAAATTTTGTCCAAAGTTATCTAATGACCACATACCAGGATCTAAGAATATATCTGTTGCAGTTCTAGGTGTACCCCAAGTATCTTGCCCCCATTTACCGACACCCCATCCAAACGCAGGATTTTGAAACACATCTCCAATTTTTATATAGGGTAGAACATCTAATGTTCCGTCATTCGTGGCTCCTGTTCCTGTTTCCGCTGTAGGCATTTCAATTGTAAATGTTGTAGCTGTTGGAACTGTTTTTACTTCAAATAAAACATCATCAAAATCTGTAGCTGTGTAGTTTGTTTGACCTCCAGTAAAGGATCCCGCATTTTCAAATGTTGTAATATCTCCTACTTCTAAATCATGTGAACTAGTAGTTGTAATTGTTACAGTTGTTGATCCGTTAGTCGTTGTTATGTTTGCACCAGTAGATTGTCGGTCAGGATCAATCGGTGTAATATCATAAAAATCACCATCATAATAAATATATAAACATCTATTGGTACCTATTGCTGCATACTTACGTCCATCTAAATCTGCATATACATGTTGTTCTCTTGCAACCCCTATTAATGTATTAGCATTTAATTCTTGCCAACCACCAATTTTTTCAGGCATTCCGTACCTAAACCTAACATTATCACCATCTACCCATACATTTTCAGCTTGGGTATCGGTAATTTGTTTATTAAATCCAGGTCTAAAAGGTATTTTTGTTAAAGCCATACAGCATTATAACATAATAGAATAGTAAGTTTAAGCACGAGGGCGTGGTGTGGTGGAGCCCTCGTACCAGTCTTATTTATAGACTATTTTTTAGGATTAGTCAACTTAGCACCTTTAAACCAAGCTGGTAGACCAATTAAAGGTCTCTTATCTAATTCGTTTTCTTTAGCAGTTTTAGATCCTGCTTTATTATAATGTAAGAATACTTGACCACAGTTCTTACCTTTGAATTCTTCTCTCCAATGTTCTAATTCACATCCAGAATAAATTAACATATCTCCAGGTTCAAGGTCGACTTTAATTCCAGCCTGACCTTCCTTACCTGTTGGGTCTAAATAAATTGGCCATTCATCTCCACCTAAATTTAATGTTGTTGAAATTTCACAAGAGTACCTATCTTTGTGACGTGCTAGTACATCACCTTGTTTATAAATTCTTGCATAAGAATATGTTTCAGATAATTTTAAACCTGTATGTTTTTCCATAACTGGTTTTACTTGTTGTAATAAAGTTTCCATTGCAATATCAGAATAATGAGAATAAGTGTTTGGTACTTGTTGATCGTTCCATACACCAAAGTATTCTGTAAATGGTGAAATGTATTTGTTATCAAATAAAAATCTTGCAACCTGTCTTTTGTTTAAAAAATATTTATAAACAAAATCTGCGAGTTCTGGTGAAATAGTTCCTTTTAATACTGAGTATTTATTTTTTTTGAATGACATCATTTTCTCCTTTGTATTGTAAAACTGATTTTGGTATTGCCTGACAATTCCAATGTATAAATCTAAAAGGCTCATAACCCATATCAACAATATATTGATGAGGCATATATGATGGAAAGAAAATCATTCTACCAGGTTTTACCTTATAATGTATTTGTGAAGTTGCATAAGTGATATCTGCCTTATTTTTTTCTGGTAATAAGTTCATTATATTACCTGGTCTTGGATCTTCGAACATTGGCATAGATGTTTTTTCACTAGCTTTTAAAAAATAAAAACCAGACATATGTCCATTCCAATGTGTATGTAAAGTATGATGACCGCCACCTTTTTTAGCAAACTCTTGTACCCACATTTCTGTAATAAACACTTGATAATTTGTTAAATCAAAACCCATCTCTAATAATAAATTATGAGATGTTGCTCCTACATAATTTTGTAATTCTGCAAAATTAGGATCTCCAATTAAACTTGTTGAATGAAATACGTGACCCATATCCCCTTTATCACCAAACTCTTTATTTCTTTTATCAATCGCTTCTTTTAAATTTTTCTTTGATTGTTCAATATAAGGATCTGATGTTTTATTTAAATCATCTACAAATTTTTCTTGATCTGCATACCATACAGGACAAGCAAAATATTGTTCTCTTGCAAGTTGTTTTGGATAACCTTCTTCAATAATCTTTTTTGTTTTTTCTTTTTTAGCTTTTGCTTTTTTCTTTTTCATATTTCTCCTATCTAAATGGATATCCTAAGTTCCAAATCACCAAACTATTTCGTTCACCACTTTTTACTGGACATACTCTATGCCATACAAATGAAGGAAATACAACTAAAGATCCTTTAGGTAATATCTCTTTACATTTAACAATATTAGCTTTTTTATCAGGATCTAAATTTCTAAAATCAAATTCTAATTCACCACCTTTATAATCTTTTGGATCAGATAAAGTAACGGTTACAGATAATTTTCTAATTTTTCCATTAGTTGGATCTTGTGGATTTTGTGTTTGATAAGGTTTATCCCAAGAATCACAATGCCAATCATAATATTGTCCTTTTTTATATTTTGTAAATTGACAAGACTCTGACCAATCCCAATTAAAATTCCAACCTGCACTTTGATTTGCTTGATGAACATAAGGTTGTATTTCTTTATACACCCATCTATCATTCATCCAAACAATATCTGAATTTCTTTTCTTTTTTAAATCAGTAACTTCTTTTGAATTTAATTTCTTTTTTCCAAAACCACCAGTGACTGCCATTTGATCTTGCATTTGATGACCATACTTTACAATGTCATCACAAATTCTTTCAGGGATAGCTGATTGAAAATACCAATAATAGTTTGAGAGATTCATAAATTCTTTATGAACACATATCTATCATTTTTTAAGAGATAGTCAATGTTCCAGAAACTGTGAATGTTGCAACTTTATCGTTTGTAGGACCAACACAAGATGTAACAGTATTAGTACAAGGACTTACAGCAAAAGTTACAGCACTTGGTCCTCTAACAATTACAATACCTGAACCTCCTGTAGGTCCTGTGCCTCCAGGATAAAATCTTATACCTCCACCACCACCACCTGTATTTGCTGCTCCATTATTTGAAAGTGCACCATAAGTTGTTGTACCTGCTCCTCCACCACCAGCTCCACCTGAACCTGCTGAACCACCTGGTTCAGCACCACCTCCACCACCGCCAGCATAAGTAACAGCTGATCCAGTAATGTTATTTGGTGCACCTGCACCTCCATTACCTGCACTTGGACCACTTCCAGCTTGACCTGCTGCAGTTGCTCCACCACCTCCACCACCACCATAACTTGGTGAACTACCTGGAACAGCACCATTTCCTCCATCGTTACCTTGCGGTGGATCTGTTGGAGGAGTATTTCCTGTACCACCCGCTCCAGTTGAAGGTGATAAAAAAGCTCCTCCACTTCCACCACCAGAACCTCCAGGTGCTCCATCATTACCTTGTCTGTCTCCAGAGCTACCACCACCTGCTGATGTGATAGTAGAAAAAACAGAATCAGAGCCGTTTGAATTTGAACCTCCTGCTCCAACGGTTATTGAATAACAACCAGCTTTTATAAATAAACCACATCCCTGTAATGGAGAAGGACCATAACCAGAAGCTCTATATCCTCCTGCACCTCCACCACCAGTGTAATTATTATTATTAGGTGTAGGTGCAACACCTGATCCACCACCTGCCACTACTAAATAATCAACATCAAAACCAAACTCTGGCCACGTTCCTTGTTGCTTGGCTGCCATTTGAGATTGTAAGCTCCAGACACCACTTGCTTTGTTTAATTCTTTTACGACTACGATTCCTGAACCGCCTGCTGCTCCTGCTCCAAAATTTCCTGTACCACAGTTTTTACCACCACCTCCTCCACCACCACCACCTGTGTTAGTTGTGCCTGTTGTTCCATTTTGATAACTAGATCCACCTGTTCCACCTGATCCGCCTCCGCCAGTTCCTCCTGCTCCACCTGGTGATGCTGGTCCTGGTGACCAACCGCCACCTCCACCACCTCCTGCGTAAACTCCACAGTTTGGTGTTCCTGGAAAATCACTTGAAATATCTAAACCTGCTCCACCAGCTCCTCCTGGATTTGCTGAACCTGGAGATCCACCTCCATCATCACCACCTGCTGCTCCTGCTCCACCACCGCTATTACCACCTCTACCTGTTCCACCACCTGCAGCATTTGATTGGGGTGCTCCTGATGCTCCACCTGCACTAGCTGCTGGACTTGTTATTCCTCCACCTGCTGATGAACAATCTAAACTAGATGCTGATCCTGATGTTCCTATTCCTGTACTTGTAGGTGCAGCAGGAGGTCCACCTGTTCCACCGCCGCCTACTGTAATTGAAACTGTTCCACAAATATTTAGTTGACTATTTATAATTCCGCCGCCACCTGATCCACCACCACCTTCTGAAGCATAACCTGCATTACCACCACCACCGCCACCAACAATTACTGTTTGTGCAACTCTAGTTCCTGGTTGAAGTGTTAAGCATCCTGATGATATTTTAGTAGTAACGGTACACTTCCCGAAAGAAGTTTTATTTGTTTTACCGATTATACCGCCATTGGTTCTGGCCATTTAAGTCTCCTATGCGGACACCCAAGCTGTGCCGTTCCAATCGTATACTGTTGGAGTTTCCGCTGTATCGTTTGATTTAGTTGCTGTCCAACCTTTTGTATTGTCAGCATTATATTTATCTTCATCCCATCTGATGATGTATCTCCAAACTATTGGATCTGCTCCATCGTCCGTGATAGTTGGGTATGTGATTGGTGCTTGCCAATCATCATTAGAATCTAGTAACCAAGATGCATAAGGTTGTGGTGATATAAATTTATCTTTTGTTGAATCATATCTATAACCAATACCTGCATATTGTTTTCTGAAATTTGAATTATAAGAAGTTTGTTTCCAAGTTCCACCTTTAAAAAAATTAACGCACCAAGTTTCTCCATCAACGTGCATATCGTTATCACCTAATGGTCCTGCTGCTGTTGCTATATCATTTCCTACTACAACAACTCTTTTTACAATTTGGTGTGTATCAGTAGTAAAACCTGTAGGGTCTACTTTTGATTCTAGTTCTGTGAAATGTGCCATTTTCTTATCTCCTAAAGTTTTAATTATAAATCATAATTTTTGTAATGTCTATATGCTTTATGCATTTGTCCAGTTACCATCTTTAACATTTTCATAAACTTCTTCCATACTCCATACACCAGATGCTGATTGAACTGCAGGTTCTTTAACTAAAACTATTCCTGAACCACCTGCTCCACCATTTACACCTACTGGACTTGGAGATCCATCGCCACCTCCTCCACCAGAACCTGTATTTGCACAAGCATTTTGTCCTGCACTACCTGCACCTGAACCACCTGGATTACCATTTGAAGGACCAAAACCTTTACCTCCTGCGCCTCCACCACCAAAACTTCCACAATTAGGAATACTACAACCAAAAAATCCTGCTAAACTTTGACCTGCTCCACCATCACCTTGTCTTCCAGGTGAATCTGGACTGTTACCTTGTTTTCCAGCTGAACCTGCTCCACCGCCACCACCAGTATATTCTGGAGGTGAACCTGCTCCTCCTGGATTTGCATAAATTGTAGATGAGCCACCTGGCCAAGGAGTTTGAGTTGAACAACCTGCTGCACTATTTCTATTTCCTCCACCACCAGAACCACCATTAACACCACCACCAGCTCCGCCGCCAGTACCAGTTATAACTAAAGGCGCTGGACCAAATGTTGAATTAGTTCCTGAGTTACCAGTGTTAGGAGCACTGGTTACCGCTGCTCCACCACCTCCGATTACAACTGGAGTTGAACCACCTCCTGAAACAGGAAAACCTGGAACATAAACAATACCACCCGCACCACCGCCTCCACCTTGATCTCTATACCCAGAACCACCACCAGCAACTACTGCAACATCAACTGATGATGTTAAAGGTTGAGCTGTGAAACATCCTGTAGCCGTTATAGCTGTAACTTGTTCTGCTTGAATACTTACTGTATTGGGAGGTCCGATTATTCCGCCATTAGCCATAGCTGGTTATCCTCCTTATGCGTCGTCTAATACTTCATATGAAATAAATAAATCTAAATCAGATGCAGCACTAGCTCCACCTTTTAGTATGTCGCCTTCTCTTAAATAGATAGGCGTGTCCACTAATACTAACGTTGCGTCAGCTGGGACAGAAACTGTTTTGGCAATGTAAACATCAGCAGCACCACTTGCAACTGTTGCACCAGAAGATGTTTGAACACTTGTGTCAATAAAAACTGTTACATCTGCTGCGTTTGTTCCATCAACGTTTGCAACTGTCATTCTATTTATTTTAATTAATTTGTCTGATGACACAGTCATAAGAGTTGTAGTCGGAGTTGCTGTTAAGTTCCAGCCAACCGACTCTCCTCTAATATCTGTTACGTTTACTATATTTGGGTTTGCCATAATTATCTCCTATATTATCCGAAAACTATTGCCATTGCAATAGCCTTTCCAATTCCAATTCCTGCATCTCCAAAACTTAAAGTACCTGATCCGTTAGTTAAAATGGCTTGGCCATTAGTCCCATCAGAAGCAGGTAAAGTAAATTGACTGATAGTGGTGAATGCAGCATTTACATCAATTAAATCAGTTCCGTTTGCGTATGCAAATCTTGTTCCTTTGTCTGTAGTAGCAAAAGTAAAACCAGTTCCAGAAGCAGTTTTAACTTGAACTGTAAAAGTTCCTGTTGTGTTATTTTTAAAAATATAACTTTTTTCAATTCCATCTGGAACAGTTACAATTTGATTTCCAGTTATAGTTCCTGTTAATTCTATAATTAAATTTCTTGCATCTGAAGAAGTCGTTGCTCCATCAGTAATTGTAAGTGCAGTAGTTTGTGCACCTCCTGCAATTGACTTTGATAAATATCCTTGAGATTGTTCTACGATGTTTAAATTAGTATTTGTAATATCACCCCATGTACCAGACTTTTCGCCTGTTACCATTAATTCTATTCCAAGTGTTGTAGTATAACTTGATGGCATATTTTAATTCTCCTATTAAAAGTTTATTTTACTATCATTAAGCTGCTAAATCAACCTCAGTCCAATTATTTGATGCTCCTGTATTTATCTCAGTCCATGTATTATTAACGCCTGGATCCACCTCTTGCCAAGCTGTAATAGCCACAGAACCAATGCTTGTAGACATTGAAATACCTGTTAAATTAACCTCTGCTGAAGCCGTAATTGTGACAGAGCCTATATTAGTAGTTAACTGTTGTCCTGTAACCTCTGCTATTACTACTTCATCTACTGAACCAACTGCCATAGTCATAGATTGGCCAGTAACGGATACATCAGCATCAGCATCAATATCCTCTTCACCCATAGCCATTGTCATAGCTATACCGGTAACATCTACTGGAGTATTTAAGTCTACTGTTTCATCACCAATTGCTGAAGTTAAACTGATACCAGTTATTGTTATATTTGCATCAGCTTGTGCTGTAACTCCATTAATACTTAATGTTGCAGCAATACCTATTACATTAACTGGAGTGTTTAAATCTACTGTTATTCCTTCAACGTTTAAATTTAACTCTATTCCTGTTACGTTAGCATCAGGTCCAGGATCTACAATTCCTGTAGTTGAAGTTATTTCTGATCCTGTAACATCAACATCAGCATTAGCTGCACTTGTTACTTGTCCAACAAAAGTTTGAGCTTCTACTCCAGTGACGTTTGCATCAGGTCCAGGATCTACAATTCCTGTAGTTGAAGTTATTTCTGAACCAGTAATATCAATATTAGCGTCTGCTGTATTTATTACTTGTCCAACAAAAGTTTGAGCTTCTACTCCAGTAACATCAATATTAGGATTAGCTGTATTTGTAACTTGTCCAACACTTAAAGTTATTTCTGAACCAGTAACATCAATATTAGCGTCTGCTGTATTTATTACTTGTCCAACAAAAGTTTGAGCTTCTACTCCAGTGACGTTTGCATCAGGTCCAGGATCTATAATTCCTGTAGTTGAAGTTATTTCTACTCCAGTAACATCAATATTAGCATTACCTATATTTGTAACTTGTCCTACTAAAGTTTGAGCTTCTGTTCCAGTAACATCAATATTAGCGTCTGCTGTATTTGTAACTTGGTCGATAAATGTATTTAATAAATTACCAGTAATGTTAATATTAGCATTAGCTGTATTTGTAACTTGTCCGACAGAAATTTGAGCTTCTATTCCAGTGACATCAATATTAGCAGTTGCAACAACAACAGTTCCCACACCAACAGTTGCAGTCATACCTATTCCAGTCACCATTGCATCTGGAGAAGGGTCTACTTGACCAACTTCTGAATCTAAAGTAATTCCTATTACAGACACATTAGCATCTCCAGTAACACTTTCATTACCTATTTCAGATGTTAAACCTATTCCTGTAACATCAATATTAGCATTACCTATATTTGTAACTTGTCCGACAGAAATTTGAGCTTCTATTCCTGTTAAAATAGGACCTACAGCAATATTTTCTATAACTTGTCCGACAGAAATTTGAGCTTCTGTTCCAGTAACATCAATATTAGCATTAGCTGTATTTATAACTTGGTCGATAAATGTATTTAATAAATTACCAGTAACATCAATATTAGCATTACCTATATTTGTAACTTGGCCGACTAAAGTTTGAACTTCTATTCCAGTAACATCAATATTAGCATTAGCTGTATTTGTAACTTGGCCGACTAAAGTTTGGGCTTCTATTCCAGTAACATCAATATTAGCATTAGCTGTATTTGTAACTTGTCCTACTAAAGTTTGAGCTTCTGTTCCAGTAATATCAATATTAGCATTACCTATATTTGTAACTTGTCCGACAGAAATTTGAGCTTCTATTCCAGTTACATCAATATTAGCATTACCTATATTTGTAACTTGTCCGACAGAAATTTGAGCTTCTATTCCAGTAACATTAATATTAGCTGCTCCTGTTACTGTAACAGAATCTATATTTAAATTTAAAGATTGACCGGTAATATCGACATCAGCATCAGCATCGGTATCTTCTTCTCCTATGAAAGAGGTTAATTCAATTCCAGTTACATTTATATTTGCATCAGCTGTATTAGTAACTTGGCCAACATTTGCGTTTAATAGCTGACCTGTTGGAATTATTAATTGACCAATGCCAACTGTAACAGAGCCTATATTAGTAGCTATAGCATCTGTTGTACGAACGGTTTCTCCCCAAGGATCACTTCCCCAAGAATCAATACCCCAGCCTTCAAAGATTACATCAATGCCATTATCACCCCAGGCTTGTTCGCCCCAGTTATTGGATCCCCAAGGTGATGATGACACGTGACACTCCTTAGCTAATTCTTAAAATAGCAGCAGAAGTAGTGAATGCAGGGAATTGAATTGTAAATGTTCCCGATGTTGCAGTTTTGTCTCCACCGAAGTCTAAAACAGCAACGGCTTCAGTAGTACCTGTACCACCATCAGTTGTTGTATTATAAATCAAAGCTCCTCTAGCTGTTAGTGTAACTCCGGTGAAAGATAAATCAGCAAAGTCGGTAATAGCGACTCCTGATGAAACTTTAACACCTTGGTTAACTAAAGCTTTTCCACCTGCAGAGTATCCTGATGGTGAAGTTACTTCGCCAGATGATGAATAGTTAGTAGTTGATGCTCCTAATGTAGCAGTTGAAACATACATTGCTAATTTGAATGTATCTCCACCTGCGCTATCAAAATCATGCTCACCACCCATCAATTGCTTTTTAAATGAATTGCAAATTGCATTAGTTGTTATTGCCATAATTATTCTCCTTATTTTAATAATGTATTTGGCGATGGTGAAGGTATCTGTATTCTAGGTACCCCATCATCGTATTCTGCACGTCTTCTTCTCCCCATTTGTTGAAGAGCAAAATTTTGTACTTCTTCATCATACTTGCTTTTATACAAGTTGTACATATCCACCGGACCTTTTAAATAACTAAAGGCCTCTGTTAACACCCCATGTAATAACATTGATTCTTGATATGTAGATAAGAACGTATTATTACTAACTGTAAATTGTGGTGGATCTGTAATGTAATTTATTTGCACAGTATATGCAGAATTAGGTATAGGTGCTACAAGTATATTAAAATCATCCCAATTAGCCCAATATTTAGGTTCACCTGTAGCCGCATTATTATTATATTCAGAAATAAAACTTGTATCTCTTTTTTCTAAAAAAGTTCTTGTTGAGCCATTAATCATTTGTACTGACCTCATTATTGTTAGATCTGCAGGTAAACTTACATATCTATTACCTGAGGTAAATGTAGATGTTGAATATTTTCTAAGATCATCATAATCAACTTTACCAGCAACATCCAATTCTACAGATCTAATAAAACCTTGTATAATAGCATCAGTTAAAACAGAACTACTTACTTCTGTGTAGTCTCTTACTTTTGTTAAAAAATTTGCATAAGTTATAGCCATTACGTTATACTCACTGTTATTTGACCTAAGGCCGTTAATAATTCTCTTCTTCTATTTTGCAAAGATGGGTCTGCAGGTACCATTACAGTTTGACCTTGTGTTATATAAGCAAAGTCACCAGGTAATGTTAAATCAGCAACACCAACCATAGAACCACCCGAATCCGCATAGACACCGTCAATATTAGTCGGTTGTTGAAATTTTTGAGCTCTACTATTTTGTAATGCTATGGCATCTGCAACAATTCTTTTTCTTCTAATTTGAGGGTGCTTAGGTTCAAACTCAGAATAATGCACTAAAGATCCATTCCATTCTTTAACCATTTCAGTATATGGAAATGCCATACCTGATCTATCAGATATTGCTAGTGATCTTTTACCTGTTGCCCATTTAGCCA